TTATGCATCTTCAAAATCATTAAATCCTAATTCTATATACTTATCAGGGTCTATTTCTTTAAGCAGTTTTTCAAATTCCGGCTCACTGTATTCCTCGATAAAAGGTTTATAAGATGGCTTCTCTTTTACATAACCGTGAATGAAATAATTATCTTTATTTGTTTTGTATACATCTATGTCATACCATTCATAAAAATTCATTCCACCAAAACTTGATATTTTTCTTTTATGCA